CTACGAAATCGGAAGTAACCTTTACGGTAAGCGCGGGTCAATGCATCGATCCTTTAATCATGACCAGTTTGCTGCTGATTGTGACCGTTTCATCGGTCCTCAACTTGTATCTTACAATTCGTCGCAGATAATTCGAGACCGCTTCGTGGATTGGAAAGTTGCAGAATTTGCACATACATACACCATGAGATCTGTAGGAACTTATAACACTGACCAAGCAGAACGTAAAGAACTTGTATTGTTAAACTATGAAGTATGATTTGAACGATTGGATGCATTCAATCAACCAAAATAAAAAGAACATCATGGAGGAGGATGCTGATGCAGAACGTCAGTACCCTCCTTTTATCGTAAATAAGTGCTTGTCTTATCATCGAGATAGTGTTTTATTTGCTGGTGAAATGAATAGAAATTCTCATCTACCAAAAAAGATGCAATATGATTTTTTTATAAATACTTTGAAACCTAGGAAAAGATTTAGTCCTTGGAATAAAAGCACAACACCAGAAGATTTAGAACTTGTAAAAGAGTATTACGGTTACAGTCGTGATAAAGCACTTCAGGCATTGGAAATTTTGACCAAGGATGACCTAGATGAAATAAAAAAACGATTGAACAAAGGTGGATTGAGATGACAACAGATATTGAAGTGCAGTGGCAGCAATCTGATATGATTGAGGTAACTCTAAATCAACCTGATGATTTTTTAAAAGTTAGAGAAACCCTTACACGTATTGGTGTAGCTTCACGAAAGGAGCAAAAGATCTATCAGTCTTGTCATATCCTTCATAAGCAAGGCAAGTATTATATTGTTCACTTTAAAGAACTATTTGCCCTTGACGGTAAGAATACAAACTTCTCATTAAACGATATGCAAAGGCGTAATCGTATTGTAAAATTACTATCCGACTGGGGTCTAGTAGAAGTAGTATATCCAGACACTATTATTGACGTTGCTCCTTTGAGTCAAATTAAAATTTTAGCGTTTAAAGATAAACAAGATTGGATTCTGGAAAGCAAATATAATATTGGTCGCAAGAAAGAATGAGAACAGTAACTCTTTATATTTTGAAACCTGATAAGAGCACTGAATGGATAACCGTACCTTGGGGTAAGGCGCATTTAGATTACGTTAGAAATCAAGGTAATATTATACTGATGTCCGTATAATTTTGTAAGGTTTTCAACACACAACTAATTTTGTATTCCGTAGTAAATAATACTGGATGCCTTCGGGGTCCATATTAAAACTCGCTTAAATATAAGGAGAATACAAATGGGAAATTATACTTGGGATATTTACTTACCCCACGCTGTCGGTCTGAATGATATGTTCCATAGACTTGACTCAATGACAAGTCATAATAAGAACTATCCGCCCTTCAATTCAATCAAACATGACGCCAGTAATTACGAAATTGAAATTGCTCTCGCAGGATTTAAAAGAGAGGAGATTGAAGTTTCTACTGAATCAAACATTCTCAAAGTTACCAGTAAAGTTGCGGGAACAGATCCTAAAGTTGAATACTTGCACAAAGGAGTGTCCAGAAGATCATTTACAGAAACTTGGCAACTCGGTGACGATATTAGAGTTAATGAGGATGACATAGTATTTGAAGATGGTATGTTGCACATCCCACTAGAGAAAATTATTCCAGACCACCAGAAAAAAAGGGTCTACACTATCCACTAAATAATACGTCGTCGCCGCACGGAGGGGTAACTGGCACAAACCAGTTGACACCCCTCCTTTTTTCTGATATAATAATGGAGTTGGTATAGTTGACATGGAAGGTAAAATTAAAGTCTGTTTTATGCGAAACGGGATGCATGTCATCTCAAAAATGATAACAGAATTTGACAAAGATAAAAGACCACTTTGTTTTTCAATGACTCTTCCTTTTTCTATGATTTATGTAGAAGACCCAGAGACAGGAAAAAGTAAAGTAGACTTTGAGGCAATGATGCCTTTCTGTAATAACATCGAATACAAAATACCATTCGGTGAAGTTATTACAATAGGAGACCCTCACCAGGTGCTTCTAGAAAATTATGTTAGTATGATTAAACCATATTATCCTATCGATGGCGGTGCCGAACCAAATGAAATTGAGAACCAAGGAGAATCAAACAATGAGTGATGAAATCAAAGCGTCAGTAGTAATGCTTACCAGTGGTGAGTCTGTCATTACTATCCTACGAGAAGTATTCGACAAAGCAGAAGATGACGAGGATGGTCCTCGCAAAGGTATTTGTCTTGAAATGAACTTCCCTTATACTTTGGAAGTTTTTGAAAATGAAGATGATGTACAAGTCAAGTTCAGCAAGTGGTGCCCTTACAGTGAGGATGTATCATTTAGAACTGCATATGCTAATGTAATTTCTGTAGCATCAGCATCTCCTGGACTTGAGCAAGCATACAAGCAGAAAGTTCAAGAAGTACAATCTATTCTACTCGCAAGGCAAGAGCAGGAATCAAAGCAAGAAACAGTTCCAGTAGATACTGATGCTGAACTAGCAGCTGTTTGAGGTAACATGTTACAGATGTTTAGAATGGATGGGATGTGGATCCTGTCTGAAGTTGAAGTGATCCCCGATCAACCTTTCGGGGATCCTGATGTTGTGCTAAAGTATCCCTACGAGTATAGTGGTAACGGACAGTTAAAACTGTTCCCACCTCGATCTGCTCAACGTGCAGAGATTCCAATTAGAAATTCTGACGTTTGCATCACAGTAAACGTAGATGATAAATTGGCAGCAAAATATTATGAAAAACGAAGTGAGGAAAACCAAAAGACTACATGAAGTTCTACACTAGTGTCCAACAATCTGGTAATAGTATCCTAGTTCGAGGTTGCAACGAAGGTAAACGATTCCAGGAACGAGTTAAATACAACCCTACTCTTTTTACATCATGCAAAGATATCAACACCGGATGGAAAACACTAGACAATAGACCAGTACAAGCGGTCAAGCAAGGAAATATTAGTAACGCAAAAGAGTTTATCAATACCTATAAAGATATTGAAGGTTTCAAAATCTATGGTCAAACAAGATATTTGAATCAGTATATCTTTGAAGAATATCCCGAAGAGATTATTAAATTCTCTATGAAAGATATTCGTGTGTTCAATATTGATATTGAGACTGGTGCTGAAAATGGATTCCCTGACATCGAATCTGCTGATCAGGAAATCCTTGCTATCAGTATTAAAGATAGCGACAACGGTAGAATCATTGTATTTGGATCTAGACCTTTTGATAATAAAGATCCACAGGTAGATTATCTTGAATTTCAAAATGAGTATAATCTGTTGAATGCCTTTATTGCATGGTGGTCTAATAATCTACCTGACGTTATCACTGGATGGAATATTCAACTGTTCGACGTTCCCTATATCCTACATCGCATTGAACGTATTTTTGGAGAGAAAGAAGCAAAACTACTTTCTCCCTGGAAGTCTTATTACCGACGTGAGATCTGGATCAAAGGTAAGAAAAATATCGCATATGACATCAGCGGTATCTCACAATTGGATTATCTTGAATTGTATAAAAAATTTACTTATACTAATCAAGAATCATATCGCCTAGATTATATTGCTTTTGTTGAACTTGGTCAACAGAAACTAGATCACAGTGAGTTTGACACCTTTAAAGAGTTCTATACAAACAACTGGCAAAAATTTATTGAATATAATATTCATGACGTTAGACTGGTTGATCGTATCGACGACAAGAAAAAACTACTAGAACTTGCGATTCAGATGGCATACGATGCCAAAGTAAATTACGAGGATGTGTTTTCGCAAGTTCGTATGTGGGATAACATCATCTATGTTGATCTTGCTCGTAAGGGTATTGTGATTCCTCCCAAGGAAGAATCCAGTAAAGATGACAAGTATGCTGGTGCCTATGTCAAGCAACCTGAACCTGGTATGTACGATTGGGTGGTATCATTTGACTTGAATAGTCTGTACCCACACCTGATCATGCAGTACAATATCTCCCCAGAGACTCTTATGCCCACCAGGCACCCTTCTGCTAACGTGGTTAAACTCTTGGAAAGGGAGATTGATACAACCTCCTTACAGGGACAGGCACTCGCTCCTAACGGCACGTTATATGACACATCTAGACGTGGATTTCTTCCTGAATTGATGGACCGTATCTATACTGAACGTGTGGTCTACAAGAAAAAAATGAAAGTTGCACAGCAACAGTATGAAAAAAGTCCATCACTTGAATTGAAGAAGGAGATTGATCGATGCAATAACATTCAAATGGCACGTAAGATCCAACTCAACTCTGCCTATGGTGCCATTGGATGTCAGCATTTCAGATACTTTAAAGTTGAAATGGCAGAAGCTATTACTCTTGCGGGACAACTTTCTATTAAATGGATTGTTGCTGGTATCAATGATTATCTCAACAAACTTTCTGGTACAGACAATGAAGATTATGTCATTGCTTGTGATACAGACAGTATGTATCTGAATCTTGGAAACCTAGTTAAGAGAGTCTATGAAGGCAAGAATCCCACCACGGATCAGATTGTTACCTTCCTAGATAAATTTGCAGATCAGAAACTAGAACAGTATATTGAAGAAACGTTTCAAAAACTTGCAGACTACTGCAATGCCTATGAGCAAAAGATGAAAATGAAACGTGAGAATATTTCTGAACGTGGATTCTGGACAGCAAAGAAACGTTATGCTTTGAAAGTATGGGACAGTGAAGGTGTTAGGTACACTAATGCAAAGAATAAAATTTGTGGTCTGTCATCTGTAAGTTCTGCAACGCCGAGTTTTTATCGGGAACGGTTTACCGAAGCGTATGACATTATCCTAAACAAAGATAATGATGCTATTCTTGCTTATATTAAACAGGTAAAACAAGAATGTAAATCACAAGGTCAAGCGATTATTTCTTTTAACAAAGGATGTAATAACATCAAGAAATATTCTAACCGTTCTACTTTATACGAGAAAGGTTGTCCCATTCAAGTTAAGGCAGCAATCTTGTATAACTATCATGTTCGTAAACTTAAACTGGAACATAAGTATCCCCTTATTCAGGAAGGAGAAAAAATTAAATATGCTTATTTAAAAGAACCCAACCCTATCGGTCAACCTGTGATAGGATTCTACAGTGAGATTCCGAAAGAGTTTGAACTGGAAGATTATGTTGATCATTACAGACAATATAATACTGCGTTCAAAGAACCAATGGAAAAACTGTTGGATATCATTGGATGGGAATCTAAAAAGAAACACTCTCTGCTCAATAAATTTTACAAGTAACTATGGATTTTCTCAAGAAATATTTGAAGGATTCAAAAAATGAATACGCTACTTTTGCTAGCGAAGGGATCAGTGCTGGCGACGTTGAATCTTACATTGATACTGGCAGTTATATGTTTAATGCCGTTATTACTGGTTCGATTTATGGAGGTATTCCTTCCAACAAAGTTACAGCTCTTGCTGGTCTCGAAGGCACGGGAAAGACTTTTTACTCTCTTTCTATCGTTCGTAATTTCCTTAATTCTAATCCTGAATCTAGAGTCGTTTATTTTGAAAGCGAGTCTGCAATTTCTAAAGACATGATTGAATCTAGGGGCATTGATCCTAGTCGTGTTGTAGTGTGGCCAGTTGCTACTGTAGAAGAGTTTAGAACTTCTGCTTTCAACCTAGTGGACAGATACATGGCTGAACCAAAGGAGACTAGACAACCGATCATGCTTGTGCTAGACTCTCTTGGAAACCTGTCTACCGAAAAGGAGATCGACAATGTAGCAAAGGAAAACAACGTTGCTGACATGAAACGTACTCAACTTATCAAGGCAGCATTTAGAGTGCTGACACTTAAACTTGGTAAAGCAAACATTCCTCTCCTTGTTACCAATCACATCTACACTAATGTTGGTGGATATGGTGATCCATATGAAATGGCAGGTGGTGGAGGACTCAAGTATTGTGCTAGCACAATTGCTTTCTTGAGTAAGTCCAAAGAGAAGGATGGTTCTGATCAAGTTGGTAACATCATTAAATGCAGAGCAAGAAAATCTAGATTTACTATTGAAAATTCTATAGTAGAAACCCGTCTATTTTTTGACAATCGTGGACTAGATAGATACTATGGATTAGTTGATGTTGCCCTAGAAGGAGGCGTGTGGCAGAAGTCAGGCAATCAAGTTGTCATCAACGACAAGAAATATTTTGCCAAGACTATCTACGCAGATCCAGAAAAGTTCTTCACCCCAGAAGTCCTAGACGAACTAGACAAAGTTACCCAAAGGTTATACAAATATGGCACTAGCGGAGAGAATTGAACCTGTAATTTTCAGGAATCTTCTTCACAACGAAAACTATTACAGGAAAGTAATTCCATTCGTAAAACCAGATTATTTTACAGATGCAAATGAAAGGGCAATTTATGAAGAGGTATGGAACTTTGCCAGTACTTATAACAAACATGTTACGGCAGACATTCTATCGCTTAACATCCAAGATCGTAGAGATCTTGAAGCGAAAGGATGCAAGATCGAACAGATCAATGAGATTCTGGAGAATGCTAATCAACCAGAAGATCTTAAACAGGAAGAATGGTTACTTGACACCACAGAAAAATGGTGTCAAGAGCAAGCAATTCACAACGCACTCATCGAGTCGATCCAAATCGCAGATGGACGCAATAGCAAGGTATCAAAGACTGCGATACCAAGCATACTTCAAGAAGCCTTGGCAGTATCGTTCGACACCCACATCGGACACGACTACCTAAACGATGCACAGGAGAGATATGAATACTATCATCGTCCTGAAGAAAAAGTTCCATTTGATCTAGATAAACTTAACCTGATTACTGACGGTGGTTTGTCTAATAAGACATTGAGTGTTATCCTTGCAGGAACTGGTGTTGGTAAATCTCTTGTCATGTGTCACATGGCATCTGCTGCTATGGTTTCCGGCAAGAATGTAGTTTACATTACTTGTGAGATGTCAGAAGAGCAGATTGCAAAACGTATCGATGCTAATCTCATGGACACTAATATTAAACAGGTGAAGGATATTCCAGAATCTATTTTTACTAGGAGAGTACAAAAGATTGCAGAGACAACACAAGGTAATTTGGTCATTAAAGAGTATCCAACTGCAGATGGTCATGTTGGTCACTTCCGAAGTTTCCTCAAAGAACTTTCTCTAAAGAGAGAGTTCAAACCTGACATCATCTTTATTGATTACCTCAACATCTGTGCATCTTCTCGATACAAAGGAACTATCGTAAACTCATATCAGTACATCAAATCGATTGCTGAAGAGATTCGTGGACTAGCAGTTGAACAGGATGTGCCCATTGTATCTGCAACACAGGTGACTAGGACTGGATATGGCAGCACCAAACTTGAACTTACTGATACCAGTGAGTCCTTTGGTTTGCCTGCCACCGCCGACCTTATGTTTGGATTGATCTCGACTGAAGAGTGTGAGCAGAACGGTAGACTCATCGTTCAGCAACTGAAGAACCGCTACAACCCGGTGACTTTCCACAAATCCTTTGAGGTGGGTATTGACAGATCCAAGATGAAGCTATATAATGTTGAAAGCGACATGGGTTATCAAGCACAAGAAGAGGGAGAGCTGTTCGACTCCCTACAAAAAACATTTGAAGAACAAGAAAACAACGTTTCCAAATTTTCTCAATTTATCATATGACTATTGATTTCAATCGATACCAGCAATTTGTCGATGGTGTCACTAGCACACCATCACAAGACTTTGATGCTT